AAACTCTATATTCAACAATATGTTGACTTTATAAAAAATGATATTGAAAGATTAAGCGGAATTACTAAGCTTCGGAATATACAAGAGCTTGCAAAGATAGCTTATTGTAATGTCGAACACATACACAACGACTGGATAGAGCTAACTGATTGGGAAAAAATTAAAGACGAAAATCCAAATGTTTTAGCCGCTATTGAAAGCATTGATACAAAAACAGAATACAAAACGTATCAAACCGAAGGACTGCCAGAAATGGAAACCGAGATCAAATATGTTAAAGTTAAATTTTACCCCAAAATTACCGCTTTATCTGAGATTAATAAAATGATGGGATACAATGCCCCGGTAAAAGGTGAGTTAACCGGCGCCAATGGGAAAGACTTAAATCCACCAATGATAGTTTTCAAGAAATTCCAAAATGAGTGAACTTGAAATATCGGGAAAATACGAACCTTTATTCAATTTATTTGATGATGACTTTCATCCTGAGATAGACACGGTAATAATCACAGGAGGCCGCTATTCTTTAAAATCATTTACAGTTTCAATATTTACGTTAATTGCTCTTTATAATTACGGCTGGAATTCGCTTTATACTCGATTTACGAGCATGTCTATTGTTGATTCTGTTAAGCCAGAAGTAACAGACAAAATAGAACTTTTGAATCTTAACGGTAAAGTAACAGACACCAATACTCACATAGAATATGGTGGAAACAAAATATCATTTAAGGGTATAAAGACAGGGAGTAAAGGGCAAACAGCAAACCTTAAGTCGTTATCTGGATTCAATCTATTTGTAAATGATGAAGCCGAAGAGTTGCCGGATTACAAAACATTCAAAAAGATTTACTACTCAATACGATCAACCACTAAGAGAAATTTAACAATTCTTATCCTTAATCCAACAGATAGGGAACACTGGATATTTAAAGAATACTTTGAAAAGAAAGGACTTGAAGGCGGTGAAAATTGCATTAAAGACAATGTAATGTATATCCATTCAAGTTATTTGGATTGTGATTTCAATCAGATGCCTAAGAATATTCTAAGAGATTACGAGCGATTAAAAGAAGAAGATCGGGACGAATACGATAATATTGTTTTGGGAGGTTGGATATTAGAACGTGATGGATTAGTATTTCCGAGAAGATCCCTTAAAACTTATAAGGATTTCCCAAAAGATATGGAATACTTCACAATTGCTTCAATCGATACAGCCGATAAAGGAGACAACTATTTTTCAATGCCTATTGCAAGGGTTTACGGCAACCGAGTTTATGTATTTGATGCAATCCACGACAATACAGGTGACTTAAGCCAGTATCTACCCGAAACACTAGGAAAGATAAGGGACTGTAAGATAAATGAAATTAACATTGAAACCAATAGCTTTGGGGCATGGTTTAAGGATCATCTTTTAGATGCTCAAATACCTGGTCTATATATTTACGGGGCACCGGCCAAAGCCAATAAGATGGGACGGATACTTGCGAACGCTGGATTAGTGAAATATTTCTTCTATTTCCCCGAAAAACCAAATGAAACACTTCAAAAATTTATTGATCAAATGTGTAAATTGATGAAAACATCAACGAAGGAAGATGATGCACCGGATGTCATCTGTGCTTTAGCCGCTTATTTGGAGAAATTCTATCAACTATTTAAGGAAGAATAGCAAATTTTCAATCTGTTTAATATCAGCAAATTATTCAGAAAGTTACAGTACAAAAACACCGATGTAATTTAGAATCATTATAAACGTTTAATTTTGTAGATTTGGGAAATATTATAGATTCAATAAAATGAACGAACATCTAACTCCATCCGCGCAAGAACTAGCAATGCACGACTTCATAACTTTATTTGGTGCCGAAAATTACACCGATGAAGCATTTGAATTGTGGCTGAATGAATAATTTGCACATCTAAAATCAATTCACTACATTAGAGGTCTCATATAATTAATTTTGAGTTAGGACAATGAAGTAATTTCTCTTTTTGCATTCAAACACTACAGTTAGCCCGCCCTGATTTGGTCGGGCTTTTTTATGCCTAAAATTATTATTTGGAATTAGTCTAAATAAAAATTAACTTAGCATCGTTTTAAAACGTTTATTAATGGCAGCTTGGAATTTTAGGAGCCTATTTAATCGAGGCGGTATTAATAGAAATCAAATCAATTCCACTAATTATCAATATCTTATTGATAAACCTGCTTGGCTGTCCCTATCAAATAAGCACGAATATAGAAAAGCAGTTGCCGAAAATCCAGTACTTTACGGGTGTATTTCAATTTTAGCCAAGGCAGCCGCCAATGGAACTAAGTATCTAGTTGATTTAAAAGGAAACGAAATTCCTTGGAACTCAAACAAAACGGGTGTAGCTAATGCCAGAAGGTTGTTCGTGGAAAGGCCAAACCCGCTTCAATCTCCTTATGAGTTTAACTATGAACGAATGTTTCAGTTTTTCACATATGGAAACAATTTTATCAATGCTAATAATCCACTTGAAAATTTTGAGACTGACATAACCAATGTACTTACTTTAATCAATTTGCCATCTGAATATACAGAGATAAGGCAAACTGGCAAACTGTTTGATCAAATCAATATTGAGGGTATTATTGAAAAGTACGTGGTGACTTCATACGATCCGGTTAAGGAATTCAAAACAAATAACATAATTCATTTCAACGACATAAATACCTCTTCTATCGGAAACTCTATTATAGGTTCATCCCGATTAGAAAATCTTAAATGGGCAATTCAAAACACTCAATTAGCTTTCGAAGCTATGAATGTTATTTTGAAAAGCCGTGGAATGCAGGGAATTATCAAACTGAATAACAAGGATGGAAACGGTACTTTGATCCCGGTTAGGCCAGAACAGAAAAAAGAGGTTGACGATACTTTTAAAAATGATTACGGCATAGGTCAAGATCAAAAGCAATACTTAATTAGTTATTCTGATATTGAATTTATCCGCACAGTATTAAGCCCAATTGAAATGGGTATTTATGATGAGTTCAGTCACAATGCCAATGTAATATGTAATGGTCTTGGTGTTCCTCCTGAGCTTTATAAATCAAGTAAAGACAATCCAAAATACGAAAATCAAATACAATCAGAGCGCAGAATGTATCAAGGGACAATAATCCCGATGGTGAAAAATGAAGATCAGTATTATACCGAGCGCTTGCAAATGCGTAAGTATGGTTTCGAACTTCGCACTGATTGGACTGGAATAGATTGTTTGGCAGATGGATTTAAAGAAAAAGCAACTGCTCTTAGTTTAAATACGACAAGTGCAAATACAGCATATAATGACAATGCGATAACACTCAATCAATACTTAGAATTAATAGAATTGCCCACAATTACAAATGGTGATTTCAGAAAAAGCGAAATGCCTCAAATTATAGCCCCGTTAGCTGAAAAAATAGGCATTGGCGGAACTGGCGCCTTCCGGGATATTTTATCAGATCAAAATTTAACGCCAGATCAGAAAAAATGGTCATTGATTTATTTATTTGGGTTAGAAGAATCACAAGCTAATCAGCTAACAAAAGAAAATAAAAATACAGATACTCCTGCGGTAGTGCCTATTGTTGAACCTGTAAATTAATGGTTATGAAAAAGAAGCCAACAAAAGAAGAAATCAAGAAGCTTCGCGAATTAAAGCAGAAGCAAATTGACGATAAAAAACTGATTAAAAAGTAAAGTCATGGAATATTACAACGGTAAAGAGTTCCCAACTCGAAAAGCAATGTTTGACTTTATGGTCAAAAATAAAGAGACTTTAATAGCTCAAAAAAAGGCGGTCGATAAAAAAGCAGATGCTTTTATTTATCAACCTATAATTGTTCGCGAAAAACCATTAACACAAGCAAAAGCCGACAATATTATTGATCCTATTAATGTAGATTCTTTAAAAGTTGTAGTTGTAATTAATACCACCAATTTCTTAGACCGGCATGGAGATGTTCATATTCCCGGAATATGGAATAAATCGCTTGTCGAAAATAAGGCCATTATGCACCTTCAGGAACATGAAATGGAATTTGATAAAATCATTTCTGATGGTGACATGCTAAAAGTTTATACCAAAACATATTCATGGGCCGAGCTTGGGTATCCTTATGATGGCTTTACCGAGGGATTGACATTTGAATCAACTATTGAACGCAAAAGAAATGAATTCATGATGAATCAATACGCTAACGGTTGGGTTAGGAACCACAGTGTAGGTATGAGATACGTGAAAATTGACTTTGCAATTAATGATGAAGATTGCCCAAATGAATTTGAAGCATGGAATAAGTACTATCCACAAATTGCCAATAAAGAGGTAGCCGATGAACGCGGTTATTTCTGGTATGTTTTGGAAGCAAAAGTAATTGAAGGTTCAGCCGTACCTATTGGGAGTAATTCGGCAACGCCAACAATTTCAGTAGAACAAGGGAAAAGCGAGCCGGAGCAATCCACTCGACACGATAATGAGCCGGAATTGTCCACTCATAAAGAAGAGAGTATAATCGAGTTTGTAACTAAAAATTTTAAAATTCAATAAAATGACTGAAGAAGAAAAAAAAGCAGCCGAAGAAAAGGCATTGCTTGATAAAGTAAACAATGAGGCTAAAAATGCTATCCTTGCTTTTAAAGAAGAATACAGGGAAATTGCAACTAAAGCCGCCGAAGGCACAATGAAAAAAGCCGATGTTGATAAAGCATTGGAAGCACTTGAGTTAAAATCTCAACAATTCACTAATGATGAACTTGCAAAAGTTAACGCTGAGTTAGTGAAAGTAAGCGGTGAGTTGAAAGCACTTAAGGAATTGCCAAAACCAGCCGAACAAGCTGAAAAAGTAGGCTTCGGAACATTATTCAGAAAATCACTTGAAAAAGATGGTCTTTTGGAAGAAGTTGTTCTTGATCCTATTACTGGAAAAAAAGCAATCACCGTAAAAGGGTGGAATCGCAACGACCTTAAAATACAAACAAAGGCCGCAATCGACATGACAACCGCATTGACACAGTTACCCGGTGCAACGCCTGGTACATCTATCGGTTATTTAACTGATTATTCGAAAATGCGTGATGTTCAGGTTAATCTTACAAAAGATACGCCTGTTGTTAATATTTTCCCAACCGATCCTATCACTGGTGAATACATGGGCGTGTTGGTTGAGTATTCGTATGTCGATGGTGCCGCCGTTACAACCGAAGGTTCAGCCCCTGGCAAATCAAGCCTTAAATTTAAAACAATTGAATACAAAGTGCTTGATTATTCTGCTCGCGTAAGGATTCACAAAAACATGCTTAAAGACATGCCACGTCTTGAAAGCAAATTAAACCGAATTGTTCCATCTTCGATTATGAGTGCCTTAGGTGGTGCCGTATTTTCAGCAACAGGCGATAATTCAACAACTGCATGGGGGTTGTATTACTCTGGTAATTATGTTGCATTTGACACAAATGTAGCTGAAAAAGTAAAAGGTGCAACCATTGTTGATTTAATTGGCAAAATGGTACTGCAAGCAAACAATGCAGACGAAGATGTCAACACGGTAATATTGCACCCTTCATTATTGAATGGATTGCGTCACGACAAGAATGCACTTGATGATTCAAAAACAGACAGAAATGTTGTTTTTGACTCAATGGGAAATGTAATTTCAATATGGGGACTTGCAATTAAGTTGAATAAATTGCAAACAGTTAATCGTGTAACTGTATTGTGGGATCAAGCCGCTGAAATTGGTATTCTTGAAGATGTTTCTATGGAAATGGGAACAGATGGCAATGATTTTTCAGAAGGTTATAGAACTTTGATGTTCGTGCTACGCGCTGCTTTTGGGGTATCAAAACCAGGTGCTATTTTTGTAAGTACAGATCCAACAGCGGATATTCAAGCAATTACATTAACTACTAATTAATAGGAGATAAAAAAATGAAAAAATTAGTTATACTAATGATATTTGCCATAGTATCCATTATTGGATATTCGCAGGATAAAACGGTAAATATCAATTTGCCAAATGATGGTACATATAAAGAATATACGTGTTCTGCCTCTGACACTTTAGTCGATGCTGGTCAAGATTCGATTGATTATATCTGGAGATATAACGGTGCAGGATCTATTGATAAAGTTGCAATTGGAATGAATATAGATACTGTTTCAGCTACGGATAATGGCGTTGTTTATTCACTTTACGGTAAAGAGTTTGAAGATGATTTGGTTTGGACTGCTATAATCGCACAAGATACTACAGCTGATGTTGCAGGAGTATCTCAATTTTATGCTGCAAAAATGGCGACAATTGCAACCGATAAATCATTTAGATACTTTAGACAACGTTTATTTATGGAAGCAACATCCGGAACAGGTGATAAGTTAAAGGTGAATAAAGTTGAGTTTAAGGCATACATTAAGTAATGGAAGCAATTTCTAAAACTGGAAAAATATTTAAAGGTGATTTAGCAACCCTATTTATAAAGATAGGGATTGCTGAACCTTTAGAAGTTTCAGAAGGAAAAGCCGAAAAGAAAGTACAGCCTGTTCAAGAAGTAAGCGAAAAGCCGAAAAGAAAGTACACTAAAAAAGAAAAGTAAATGTCATTCATTGATAGTACATATTTAGTAGGTGAGATAAATATCCCAAACAAGGATAAAAATTCAAGCATTATTACTCAGGCAATTACTCAGTATGAGAAAGAAATCCTGATTAGTCTGCTTGGTTATAAATTGTATTCACTTTTGATTGCCGATTTGAATGAATCTCTTGTGCCAGTAACCCAAAAATATATTGATTTGGTTAATGGTGCCGAATTTCAACATGAAGCGACATTTGGTGAAACAATTACCCTTAAATGGGAAGGTTTGAAGAATACCCAAAAAGAATCACTCATTGCTAATTATGTATTTTATATGATGGTTGAACGTGAAACCACTCATTTATCGGGAATAGGAAATACTGAGCTCAAAACAGAGTTTGCACAGCGTGTTTCTCCTATGAATAAAATGGTCAATGCTTGGGACAAAATGAGAACCATGTATGGTAAATTTCCGGTTGAATTAAAAATATATATCGGTGATAAACCTATTTATGGTTCTAATATGTCAGGCATTTACAACGATGAACCAAGTGCGTTTAATTTTCTTTATGCAAACAAGGACAATTATCCTGACTGGTATTTTAAACCAATTTGGGGAATTAATCAATTTGGGATATGACAACGGCGGATAATAGGAAGTATTTTGTAGATGTCTTTTCCGATTGGGTAACAGGCGTGAGAACTTTGTATGATCCATCCGGATTAAAAGAACCTTACTCTTATTATGGTTCGATAATGGAAATTGTAAACCATTTATCTATTAAAGATAGCCAGATCGGAGACGAAGCCAAGAAATACCCTTTTTGTTGTTTGGTTGACGATTTCAGGGAAAGCCATAATTCAGATAAAGAATGGTATTCTTTGAATCCAACAATTTATATATTTTCTTACACCGACGAAGATTACACCCCTCAACAAAGGTATGATAATGTAATCAAACCTGTTCTTTACGTGATAATGGAACATCTTTTATCAGTTATTGAGTTCAGCGATAGTTATTCGCAAGCTAATGAAAAACTTGACTGGACAAAACAAGCTTATAAGGGTTCTGTTGCAGGAATGGCAATACCAGATACGGTTGATTGCCTTGAATTAAAATTCAATAATTTACTAATTAAAAACAATTGTTAAAATGACTTGTAAAGTTTATAAATATGGTGGAGTCGGTGAATGTGCCGCTCTACGAGAACCACTCCGAGGCGTTGCGCTTACGGATAAGGCCACAACCTTAACTTTAGCTAATGCCGGGATTGTTGGTGCCACTGATGCCGCTGGATGGATGTCTATTTTTGCCCCCATCATAGCAACATCAACATACGAAAAAGGCGTGTTAATTGATATGCAAAGAGGCGTTGAAGTTACCACGGCTGCAAGTGAAATGACTACCAGTAATTTGGGATTCATTGAGCAAACAGACGACCAGCACCCGAGAATGACGGGATACGGTCTTATGTCTTATTCTGAATATCAATCATTTTTCCGCGCGCACGGACAATCATTTGATATTCCATTGTTTGCAAGAAATGGCAACCCGATTATGACAGTAACAACCGCCGGAACTTACAAAGGTTTTCGCGGTCGTATTTTTGTTGTGAAAGGATCTATTCCTAAAGTTGGTGCCGATCTTCAAAAGGAATGTATGTTTGATATCGTTTTCGATGACCCCGAAGAATGGGAAAACATTGTTGAAATTGAATCAGATTTCACATTCTCAGAATTGAAAGACATTGTTCCTGTTGGATTGGATGCCGTTGTAACGACTGCTTATTCTACTCCAAATGTGACCATCAAAGTCACTTCACGTAATAGTACTACTCCGTTTGCCGGGGTTGCCGCCGCTGCAAATATTCAAATTGTAACTGCTGAAAATGATGCTGTTTGCGCTGTTGCTTCGGTTGCTCAGGATAATGCTGCAATTGGTTATTATGTTGTTGCTTTGACTGCTGATCTGAATGGTCCTGTTTGGGCAAGGATTACGGCTGAAACAGCAAGCAAAAGAACCTACGTTTCAAAACTTTTTAGAATCGTTTAATTATGTTAGTAGGAAATCAAAGCATTAACGAAAAGTTCTTTGAAGGTTGGTCATTTGATCAATTTGAAGAGTACTATAATTCGTCTGGATTGAAGTCCTGCGGGTTGAAGGCTGAACAGTTGGCGAAGAAGTTAGGCATTGTGAAAGAAAAGGTCGAAAAAGAACCTTCGAAATAACTAAAGGTAAGGGCGATTTAATATGTCGCCCTTATTTTGATAAACTATGTTCATTGAAATTATTTAATGCTTTAATTGAAATTGAAAGGGCGTCATTTTTATCAATAAAATAGCCAACATGGAATCTTTTGTTGTTAATGCATAAACTAGCCCTCCATCTATTTTTATCTTTTGCAAAATAGATAGAAATTCCGGGGTAATGAAACTTTTTATTGTCTCTATTGAGTAAATTTTCACTATGAGTTACAATTCTAAGATTATCTGTGCAATTATTTAACTTATTCCTGTCTATATGATCAACATCTATTATTCCCTTATTTGGAATATAATTTAGAAATGTTTTTGCAACTAATGTGTGAATTTCGTGTGAAATTGGAATACCATTTAAATATAGGTTTACAGAATAATAGCCATGAGTGTTGATTTTAGTTTTTAAAATAATTTCTTTGCCATATTTTAGGCTTTTTACATTACCTAAATTACTTACACGATATGAAGATTCATATTGTGGGATGTCTTTAAAAATTTCATTTTGCATTATTTACGACTTTTAAATATACGACTAAAAAAGAAAGGGGAAGGCTGTAGTCGTTTCAGCTTGTCAGTCGGTAATTACTCCGACATAATCCCCTTACAAATATAAAAAATAATTTAGATATCTAATGGCAACAATAGCAGAAATAGCGCAAAGATCACAGGCTTACATTGATAATTTGTCTAACAATATCGATGGGGCTATCTATTCTGTAGAACAAGAATTAGTTGATCTTAACCGCAAACAACTGCTATTAAATAAAGGTGCAGATGATAAGCCATTGATTAATATCCGAACCGGAAGCGAATTTTTAAGTAAAGCTTATGCAAAAAAGATGAAAAAATCAAAGCCTGATTTATTTGTTCGCGGTGACTTTCAGGAAGGAATGAGATTGATCACAAAGTTTGCAGCGAAAGTTTACACGGTGTTTTCTTATCACAACCTTGAAAAATATTTATCCGTTCAGTATAAAAATTACCCTGGCATTGCGCCAAAAAATCAGAAAAAAGCACAAGAAATAACAGGAAACGCAATTGCAAAAGACTTTAAAAATAAAGTATTCAAATGATCAAAACAATTGAAAATATAAAACTAAAACATCTTGCAAGGATGGAACGAACCGGAAATATTCGTCAGCTTCTCGCATGGTGGAATATATTTCCTTTATTCTTGTTCAAAAATAAACTCATAGGTTTGGTTCAAGAATGTTACTCGCTGATCAATGAAGGTAAAAGCGATGACAATTCATACTATGAGCTAGAAAAAATAGAGTGGAAAACCAAAAGCGCATTAAAAATACAGGAACTCGAATCTTGTTATTTAATGTCAATACTTTATATCGATATGGTTGTGAGATTTGATGTAATCAAAAAATTCAACCTAAACAGAGGCCAACGCCGAAGAATCAAATCATTAGATTTGGCCTTGCTCGGGAAAGCAATCGAAAAAATCAAAGTTTTAACCGGAATTACAATCGAAAGCAAAGAAAACTTATTCGAAGTACAAAAAGAACTAATCTGGTTGAAAGATAAGTTTGCCGAAAACTTTAATGAACCGGAAACCAATGAAAATGAAAAAAAGAAAGTCACAATTTT